TATGACGAAGCCGACGAATACATAGAGTTCAACTGCATAGGCGCATGGGTCGGCGAACAAACCCCCATCATTGTAAAACCCATAGCGATGTAACCATGACAACAATCATCGGAATACAAGGAGACGGATACTGTCTCATAGCAGGAGACACCCGAATCGCATCAGTAGACAGCAACGGTGTCCCATATCAAGTGAACACACTCAAACAAGAAACCTCCAAAATAGCAGTCAACGGCAAATATTTGATCGGCACAGCAGGAGACCTCAGAGCCATCAACCTCCTCACCCACACACTCACCCCACCCGTAGCACCACCAAACCTGCGAGGCAAAAAACTAGACGAATTCGTCACCAACAAACTCATCCCATCCATCCGCCAAATGTTTGAACAAAACGGATACACCGTAAACGAACCCAACATCAACAGCAACAAAGCCGAACACGACTCCGAAATACTCATAGCAGTCAACCAAACCATCTACCTGATAGACGGCGACTACTCATGGTTCACAGACGCCACAGGAATCTACGCCCTAGGCACAGGATCAGCATACGCACTCGGCGCATTACACAACATGCCCACACCCAAAAACCCTGCCCAAGCCAAAAAACATGCCATCAAAGCACTAGCCACAGCATCCCGATACGACCCAAACACAGGGAGCCCATACCACACCCACATCCAACAAACACAACAAAAAACGGATAAACCTAAATGAAACAACAACACCACAAACCCCAAGACGATACACAAACAAACCGCTGGCAAAAACACGCAGCCTGCCGAGGAAAAACAAACCTCATGTTCCCCCAACACCACAAAGACATCACCTACATCCTCACCGCAAGAGACATATGCGCACACTGCACAGTACGACCACAATGCCTCAAAGAAGCCCTTGAATACCACCCAATAGACATGCACGGAGTATGGGCAGGCTTAACATCACGACAACTAGCCGCCGAACAAAAACGCAGAGGCATCAAACCAATAAGACCATCAATCTCACAAATGTGGGATTTACAATAAATAGACCTATCGCAAACAAACCCCACACACATCACAAAAAGTAGACCCCAAAACCTCAACAGCCTTCTTATCGCAAGACGGCAAACCACAAGGCTCTAGCCTCCGCTCACCCCGCAAATAAGCCACAACCCCAGACAAAGGCTCAACAGGATCAGAAACCTCTAATAGAGCCCGACCCTCAGCATCCCGAACACCATTCACAAGCAACAAACCCACAAGTTTCTGAAACGACAACTCCTTCAACACAGCCAAATCAACCAACTGATTCTTCAACCACCCCGGCACAGGAACAGTCACATACACCGAATCCCCATCACGAGCACGCCTAGACCTAAACCCCATCAACCCCACCAGAATCCCTCACAACCAAAACACCCAAATACTCAGAAATAGACAAATCATAAGCATCAGCCTGATCAACCATCAAATTCTTTAAGTTTGCGTCAATTTTTATGGTGAGGGTTGTTTTTGTGTTTGCTTGTGCTCGTGTTGGTGGGCGTCCGTGTCGTTTTTTCATTTGTGTTTCTTTCCGGCTGGTGGGCGGTTGGCATTTTTTTGGGCGATGTATAGTCCGAGGAGGATGCCGTGTGGTAGTCCTATGAGGATTCCGAAGATGTATTGTTGCATTATGTTATCCTAGTGTTGTATGTTGGCTGTAGGTTTGTTTGAAGTGTTCTCTGTCTGCGCCTGTGGAGAGTGAGAGTCCGACTATTCGGATTACTTGTTTAAGTTTTTCGGGGATGTGTTGATCGGGTTGTGCTGTTCCTGAGTTGACGGTGTCTCGGAGGTGGCAGTAGGTGTTCCATGCTTGTGTGGCGGTGGGTTCTGCGTCGGGTTGGGTTTGTTTCCATTCTAAATAGATTTCGCCGGGGGTTGGGAAGAAGTGTTCTGTTTTGTTTAGTTTAACTAGGATGGTTTCTAGTTCGTTTAGTGGGCAGTCTTGAAGGATGAGCCACCATGCACGGTAGGTGATTTTGCGGTCGTCGTGGTCTAATGGTTGTTCTTTGCTCCACATGGCGTGGGCTAGGTCTACGAGGGTTCGGCATTCAGTCTTGTTCATCTATCCATTCCTGTCCTGCGTCTCGTTTGTTGGATCGTTGTAGGAAGTATTCCACTTTTTCTGCGTTGCGGAATATCAAACCTATACCGTTATATTTGACTTGTTGTTTGTTGGATCCCATATGGAAAGGTGATTTCGCGCAGGCATCTATGGCTTGTTTGCAGGCGTCTACACCGTAGTCGTGGACAGCCCAGCCGATACTTACGACACGATCGGTGTCTAGGATCGCCTTTTTGGATTGCATTGCTTCAACCCAGTAATCCCATATTTCTTGGATTATGTCGGGATGGATTTTGGAAGCCTTGTCGCCTTGAGTCAATTTCCTTTTTCGTTTAGGTTTATCTAAGTTGTTTACGCCACCGTTCGGGTTGGGGAACAACTCTTCATTTTTTGAAGTAATCATCAAACGAACTCTACACCCTTTTCAGTAAAAGGTCAAGTACTTCCGGCCGGTAATAAGTAATTGGTAGCAACGTTGCTCTTAACAAAGAGGAAAGAACCTGTATCGGTAAAAACTTTGGAGAGTGTGAGAACCTTTACCAAACCTTTTCGGACGTTCGTGCAGCCGAAACAAGATCCGCGATTTTGTCTAGTCGCAGATTAAGATTTGATTATGGATCGCGCGCGAAAGGTTGTATACGCCACCGTGCATGTTAGATGCTTATCTGCGCTTACTATTTTATTCGTCGCAGTCCCGTGTAGCAGTGGTAAAAGATAGCAGACCAACAGCCCCGTCACACGCACGTTTCAAAAATAAACCACTATTAACGTCGTATTGTGTCCGACAGTCCCGCGTACCCGTGGGTAACCACAACATGTGGTGGTAACCCGCATGTTGGGGCGGGGCTATCCCGCAAAATGTGGAAGCATGCTTGCGGGGCTGATAACTGTTGTTAGGATAAAAGTTATCGGCGGGGCTCTGAAGACCCCCATCTGAAAGACTCGTCGTGGTAGTGAAGCGGGGCTACGAACTCTTCGTCGGGTTGAGTGTTGTAGCCCGCTTCCTACTTCAACCTAAACCAATTTGAGTTCAGGTTTTTTGTAGGTTGGGTGGTCACGCATGGATCGCGTGAGGTCGTTGTTTCCGCCACCGTTCAGTTTGTGGAACTTCGGTTTCTTTTTAGAACGGTTCTTCTTCGTCGCCATCGTCGTCTCCTAGATCGTCAAGTTTCTGTTGCCATTCCAATAAGATGCTGAACGCTTCTGATCGTCGCAAGATTGCTTTATCGGTCATGATCGGCCAGTCTTTGATTGGTGTTGCGAACCCTTCAAAGTATTCTTGCATTCCTTCTTCTGTTCCACAGTCGGAACATACTTCAATAGGTTTATGTGCGTCTTGTCCTCGTGTGAGTCGCGAGATCGCACCCATGTATTGTTTGTGATGCGCGTTTGATGGGATTAGTCCTTCGCATCGCGGGCAGATGCCCATGTCAATTTGTTTGCCGTGGATTTTGTTCCAAGGTTTCATTTCCTACTCCTTGTTTCTTGTTGGTTTAGTTTTATAGGTTCGTGTGGGGAGTTGTTGCCATCCCACCCGCATTGTTCTGCAAACCATTGGTCTTGCCATATGACTTGCTTGTTATATCTTACATCGGTTATTGCCCATCCACAATATTTGCAGGTTCTCATTTTATATCCGCCACCGTTCAGTTTGGAATAGGGGTTTGTTCGTAAACCATGTATTCCCCGTCGTTGTTGATCGCGATGCCTGTGACCCAACTGTTGCGATGTTCTGATCCCGTCGGACTGTATGGATCGTCGCCTATTATGATGCGCGTTTTGTATACCGCGTTAGACATCGCTTCAATACTGTCTTCTGCTTCAACATCTGTTGTCACCATTGTTGTTACGCGATACTTTGCCATTACCTGTTGTCCTCCATATATTTGTTCACTGCTTTCAAACCGACATTCAGGATCATAGTTATTGGAAGAAACGCTGACGCTTGCGCGCCGTAAGTTTCTCCGTTCTTCTCTACTGACTCTGCGATCATCCGTTCTATGAGTTCGCTGTTGAATGCGACGCAAACATCTTTATCGCCGATCCCATACACCAACGGTTCCAACTCGTCTTTCACTGTGAACACCTCAGGAGGTGCGGTCAGGAATGTGACCTTAGTTCCGTCTTCATGTTCCATACGGATCATTACATCGTCGTTGTCTTCTTCTAAAAAGTCTTCAAAGTCCATGTCTTATTCTTTCTGATGACATATACGCCACCGTTCAATTTGGATAAAGCCACTTCTGTTTAGAAGTGGTAGTCCACGATCACGATCCACTGTTCTTCAGGGTTGGTCGCGCATCTGTCTTGTAGATATTTCGGGTTGGGTGTGTATTCTTGTGAGTCGTAGAAGTGTATGTCTGCGCCGTATTCGCTGTTCTTGACACGCAACGCTTGTCCGACTCTGAACACCGCGAGGGAGTTCTCTAACTGAGTGTCTCTCTCGTTTTGTGTGAGGTCGTTGTTTGACGAGAACCCGCCGAAGTCGTATTTGGGGTTGGTCAAGAGTTCCTTGAGTGTGATGTCCCCATACTTGCGGACTGTTTGGTCAATCGTTTCTTGTGTCCACCCCAACGCTTCTTCAACAAGTTCGTTGAACTTTTCAGGGTTCGCTTTGTAGTTTGTTGCGACAGATACGCCGTCAAGACGATCGTTGTCGGGTAGTGAATGCCAATCTGACCATGCTTGATTTTCTGCGAACTGTAGTGCTCTACCTTTTGCGTCCTCTTCGTCCATTGCTTCTACTGCTATTCGGTGATATGTATGCATTTTGTTCTCCTTAGAATTGTCGTGAGTTCACAGGGTTGCCCTGATTGAATGTGAGTGCTGAATAACCATCTTCTGATGGAATGTGGAAACCGTCTATGTTGTAATACCAACCGTCTAGGTCTCCGATAACGATTTGTGTGTTTGCATCAAGACCTTCTAACACTCGGATTAGTTGTCCGACTGTGAGAATGCCTCCTGATGTTTGGGTGTATTCGTAGATGTCTTGCATTAGATGTTTCTCCCCATGATGTCGCTTGCGTAGTTACGGATACCTGATACGAGTTCCTCGCTGTAAACATTCCACAAGTAATCGGACGAGAGGATGTATTGACCCAACTCGTTTAGTTGATCGTCTGTGAGTTCTTTTGCGAACTTGTATTCGTCGCTTGCGTAACCGCTATCTAAACGATCGGTGATTTCTTCGCGCAACGCTTTCACACTGAATGCGATTGAGTTCGCATAGGTGAGATCGTTGTCGGTGTATCGGTCTAGATCAACACCGTATTTCTCGCCGATCTCACACGCTGTTCCGTCGTTCCCACCGTCGTTCCACTCCTGTAGAAGTGCCTTACCTGCTTCGTCTAGTTTTTCTGTATCCACGATCACTGTGCCTGCGAGATCACAGACCGTGCCGTCGTGGATGTTGATTAGGAACTTGCCCATTTTTGTTACTCCATTTCTAGTAGGTGTATTTATTATATCGGCTACAAAAACATTTTGCAACCTGAGGCGGTTGGGTTGTTACACCCGAACCGCCCTACTAAGGATTTCTGCCTCAATCTCTTTTACAGGACGAGGACTCCAATGACAGTCGCGTTCCACCGCAGGGACACCGCCGAAGACGGTCACTGCTTCTAGTTCGCTGTATGAGAAGTATCCATATTCCATCTCAAACCCGTCCACAAGACCCCAAAAGGTATCTTCGCCGTCAAACTCAATCGCATACCAAGTCCATTGGGAATACGGTGAGAAGAACTTTACTTGCGCGATCGCTTCCATTTCGGGATGCTTCTCGCTGTTGTATAGGGGTTTCAGTGTTCCCTTGATTTCTTGTGTCAAGAGTAGGTGTCTGCGTTTTGCTCTTTGTGTTTCCATTATTTTTGCTCCTCGCAATCGTGACCGTAGAACCATTCGTTCGCGTCGTCTTCTTCCATGAGGTTGAAAACTCTGTCGCATTCCACGCATTTTGCTTTTGTGTGACTAACGATCGTCATTATTTCGCTCCTTCAATCATGTCGGTATTGGTTTCAACGATCGTCGCCCAAGTGGTCGCCCACTCATTGACATCTTTCAACCCAATGATTTCGCCTTCAGGTTCACGCTCAAGAACATGAAGAAGAGTCGCCATGCGTGCTGTCGCTGTAGAGAGAAGATCAAACTCTTCTTCCCAACCGTTCGCCACATAGTCGCCCCAAATTAGAACGAACTTGTTGAACATGATGCTTTCAGGTTCGGTTTCAATCAAATAGATTTCTGCCGAGTCTGCGTGCAACTCAAACAACATATTTGAGTTTGGATACTTTCTGCTTATTTCGTTTTTTATGACTGACATATTTTCTCCTTAGTAGTTTGTTTAGTATGGATATTCGGACTGTTTGCCCTTACCCCAAATAATAGGGTAAGGGTGTAACACGGTTGTTTAGACGCTTACTCCCAACGCTTCTTTGCATTGACTTTCAATCGCTTGGATGACTTGCAAGACTTGTTCGTAGAACTCGTCATACTCTTCGTTCTCTGACTGCTCTTCAGTCATTGAAGGGTATTCGCCTTCAATGTCTGCCATGATCTCGCCGTTACGGAATGCGTAACCACCACAGAACGCCATACCACCCTCGTCGTATGACAGAACAAAGTCAAGTGTCGGGAACTGCTTGGACACATTACAGATACCCTGACCGATCGGAGACCATGCTGACATGAAAGTCAAGTTGATTTCGTTATCGGTAATTGCACCGAACACACCATCAAAGTCTGACCATTTAGAACCGTAGTTCTTGCAATTCCATTCATACCAATCAGGTGAACCAAACTTTTCAATGTTCGCTTTCTGCATTGCTTCCATTTGGATTTGCTTTTCTGAACCTTCGCCGAAAGAACCTTTTGGTGTTTCACGAAGTTCGGTCGGTGTTGGTAACAGGTTGTCAAGAATGCTGAATTGGTTGTAGTTCTCTCGTTCGCCATCTTCGTTCTTGATGATCGCTTCATGGAAACGCTTGATTTCTTTTGCGTCGCCTGTAACGGTCAGATGGTTAGTGCAATAATTTGGCATTTCTATTTCTCCTCGTCTAGTAGTTGATATGTTTATTTGCTTACCCTCACAATATATCTGAGGGGTGTTGCAGAGTTATTTTTAGTAGGTGCTTATTTATTACTAGTATCATTATATACACACCACAAAACAAATTGCAACTATCTTCCCAAAAACTTTTACGCGAGATCGTTGATCCAACCCGAAGATCGCGTTTAGGTTTATATACGCCACCGTTCAGGTTAGATAACAATCAACTGATGCTAACTAACAACCGTTGCAAACTAGACAGCCCCGCGTATCCGTAGCACCCCGTGCTACAGCCCCGCCCCCTCGCGCGCACGCGCGGGACTGTTGCAAGCGAACAACTGTTCGCGGGACTACTATCTGCGTTATGACAATTTCACGCACAGACAGATGGCAATACAGGTTCGGGGCTCTAAAACAGTATGCAGATCGGACAGGAACTTCGCTTGTCCCTGCAACACAGGTTGAGGTTTATCAGGGGAAGAATGTCGCGGTTGGTGCATGGGTCGCCTACAACCGTCAGCAATATCGTCTCAAGGAACTATCAGTCGCGCGACAAGAACAACTTGAAACGCTCGTGGGGTGGCATTGGGACAAACAAAAACCTGGCAGACGCTACGACAAGAAGCGAGACACAGATATTGCTCGGCGTTATAAAGACGGTGAGCGTGTAGGTGTTATCGCAGATAGTTACAATTTGTCGCGACAACGAGTTCATCAGATCTTGAAGCAGTTACAAAATGTCTAATCCCGAGTTTGGTCACGATCACAACAAGCGTGACGCATGGAAGAAGATGAGCGAGTGGTCGCATAGTCTTTCCGATGAAGACTTGAATGAATTGTTTAGAGAAGATGAAGATGATTTCTACGATTACGAATTGGAGCGAGAAACAGTGAGCAAACAATTAAGTAAGTTTATTGTTGGGTTGTTCGGTG